CCCCCCCCTTCAGGTAATGCTTGCAACTTCCTACTAGGACGATGCGTGAAGAACAAGCGTTTTTACTGGCCGCGTGCCCGCATCCAACAGGGCACCCCCATGACGAGCCGCGCCTATGAAACCCACCTCTAAGGTGTCCATGTAACGCTCGTTCAAGCGATAAATGGTAAGTTCCTGCGCGCACGTTAACATGTATGTGCTCAGGTCACCGAATACAACAATCGGCTTGCCAGCAGCAGCAGCCGCAATCGCCTGGTTGAGTACAACCGGACGACCCAGAATCGTATCCAGCGCCCCACCCTGAACGGACGGAACGAATATAGGATTTCCGAGACTGTTCTGCACTCCCATCAGAGCCGAACGTACCGCGCTATTCATGACCCACGTTGAATTTGGCAAGTATGCCGGGTCGACACTGCCAAAGAGGGTGTTCAGATCCTCGAAAGCCGAAGCCGGCAGAGTCTGGCCTGTCCAGCCTGCCAGCGTGGTTACGCCGGAAGCCGTAGTGACGCCGAGCGTTGCGCTGGTCAACAGCGAAGCAACGTTAGTGGTCGTAGAACCATTGGTCACGAGCGCATTCAAACCACGTGCGTACCTAATCCCGATATCGTTCTTTAGGAAGGCTTCAATATCAAAATACGAATCCTGCAACTGGGCCAAACTAACCCTGACCGCGCCAGTCGTGAGCAAGTCAGAGCTGATCGTGCCGGTTGCAGTCGTCGGATCAGTCTCGCTCGGTCCGCTACCTTCACCAACAACGGTCAGACCGTTGGCGGTGTCGTTAACGGTCGCGTACTTCATCGGAGCGCCGCTGGAAACCTTGCGCTGAGTGATCTTAGGCAACATTCCGCCCCACGCCAACTGAGCTTCCGTCAGTATAGGCAGGAAGCCCTGAGGTACGAATGCTCCGCCGCCACCTGCACCAGACGCAGTAGTCGAGAGAACATCACGATACTCCATGTGTAGGTTCTCGCTGCGGACGCCGTACTTGATGTAGTTGCGGAAAGCTTCTTTCTCCTTCTCAGGAGTAGAAACTTCTTTGTTGTTCTCGCCAACGCTCGGCAACTGCATGCTCTTGGCACGCAATTCCAACGCGCTGCGCTCTTCGCCTTCCAACCGAGTAATCACAGCGCCCATGTTGTCGGCATCGACCATGATAGCGTCGAACTTGGCGCGAACTTCAGCAGTGATCTTGCCATCTGCCGGAATAAGGGCCTGTGCGTCCAGGACTAGCTTAGCCCTGTTTTCCCGCATTTCTTTGCAGGTAATCATAATGTGTTTTCCTTGTGTTGCGGATTTGTTATTGCAGAGCGTCTTACTCGGCAGGAGTGACACTTAGCGGAGGTTGTGGTTGGCGTACTCAGCCCGGCAGGGGCTTTACTTTAAGTCGTTGTCGGAAACATCAATTCCGAACTTCTTGGCGGCAGCGAGTATCCGGGTCCGCGCCTTTGCCTTCTCATCGGCGTCCAGCATCTGGGTATCGGCCCACCTAGAAAGAGCATCGCGTACATGCGTTTCACTCTTCGCGTCAGTGCTGAACTTGATCGGCAGCTTCCAATCGCTGGGCACGTCGCCGAAACGATACGCGAAGCAGTTCTTGGTTAAATCTTCGTCGTCCACTTTCTGAGTGGTGCCGTGGGCTCGATACTGAGGATCAAACGATCTAGCTATCTCCAGGCGCATGCCCATGCGGGAGCGCATACTATTGCACCGGCAGTCGGGGTCATCACAGTCAGTGTTGGAACAGTTGTCGCATTCACCAGCAACGCATTCGGGGCAGGTACAACTGCATTCGTCTGCACGTTTCTCCGGGGGAGTTACCACCGGCTTGGGAACTTCAACAATACCATCCGGAAACATACTTCTTACTTGGCTTGTGGCGTCGGAATATGCCGGATATTGGACCACCGAACAGTCAAACAAATCTACCTTGAGAAGGGTGCGGACTGCTGGCGTGGAGTTGGTGTCCCAACGATCTTCTTGGCAAACAAAACCAAAACTTGAAGAATCCACGTCCCCCCGCTTCATACTAGTGACGAGGTCACGCCCAACTTGTGTATCAGGCACATCTATCTCGTAAAAGAGCCCCTTAGCATCCAAACTAAGACGCATGGTACCTGACTTTGTCCTCCCGAGACACTGATTTTTGTCGTGATTGTACAAGCCTCGAATGTCTCCTTTAATTGTTTCGTCAAAACAATGAGGATCCAGCTCTTCCACGAAGCCACCTAAATCTTCCGAATGTGCAGGTGAAAAAACAGCAGCGTACCCGCTTATAACTGGAGTCTTGCTATCTTGCCGCAACTCTACTCCACCTTTTGTAAAACGATATTCTTTACTCATGCTGTAAGTTCTCCTTCAAAATGTTGAACTCCGTTTGGGCCGATTCATCTGTCCAGGTCGTGCAGCGGGCCGCCAGACCATCAAAATAATCTTCAGGAACCAGCTTATCCCTGCCCAAATAGGTGCGAAAAGAGGCGATAAGTGGACTAAATGCAGTTCTACAAGCTGCCGCGTCTTTCTTAGATCGTGCCCGCATGCGTCCGATGGCATCTTGGAGCAACGGTAGGAAGATAGCGCGAGCGGCTTTGGCCTTGTTATCATCGGAATTGTTGTCGTCGGGTTCACCGTCGTCTTCGGTATCCAACGGACGGTCGTCTTCGCCGATTGGCCCCATGTTTAACGGTGCTCTGTAAACATCTCCGCCTTTGATTGGCGGTCGGCCTTCCAGCTCACAAACGTCGTCAGGACATAGCCAGCCGCCTGTAATTCCGGCGGTATAACCAGCGTTACGCGCAGCAAGATCGGCACGAAGCAGCTCATCAACAAAGAATCGCAGGGTATACTTGCCAGCATTGCGGCCAAGCGGCAACAGCTTGCGCATGAATTCCTGTTCGAATCTTTCCAGCCACGGCCTTAAACTAAAGCTCAGGAACTCAGAATTCTGCGCCTCAACTGTAGACTTAAGAACTTTCTCAAGCGCGCCAACCATGTATCCGGGAACGCGCATCATTGCGGCAATTTCGCAGACAGTGAACTTGCTGACGGCGATGTACTCTGACTCAACAGGGTTAACTGAAATCGTATTCCACTTCATGCCGGGAGGCATCACTGCCACGCGGTGAGTGTTCACTCCGCTCTGCATAGCCTCGATGTCGAGCCGAAGACGCGTCATATCTTCCGGAGACAGCGGGTTCGTCAGCTCGATTACACCACCCGGACGCGCATTGTTCGCAAAGAACCGAGCACCATATTTAGCCGCGGCCATCGACAAGCCGATGCTCTGCCTAGCAAGCTGAATCAGACTCATACCGGAAATGCCATCAACAGAGAAGCCCACAATGTGGAGCATGTCGTCAGCCTTGATTATCCGTTCATGACCGCCCTGAGTATCAGTAGTAGAAAAGTACAAGACGCCGTTCTGACGAATGGGCTTCGTCAACCACGGAAGCCGTGGGTACAGCGCGATAGGCTGCCCTGCGGAGTTGCGCTCAATTTCACAAAAGGCCTTCTGCCAGAGAACGGCGTGAACCATCAGGGTTGTCAGTAGGTTAACAGCGGTGCTGTCGGGGTTCGGTTCAAGTGTTAGTAACCGGTAAAGTGGATGCTCTTTCGCTAGCCGTCTGCCTCGTACCGGTAATTCCTCATAAATTCGAAGTGGCAGTGAGCCTACGCCTTCGCTCAAAATACGGACGCAGGCTAACACCGTCGGAACTTCGAGAGACGTTTTCTCAGTAACGTACTCGTTGGAAGATGTTGGCATCCCGAGGCCCACGGCGGCCAACCCGAGGCTTAGGGGTACATTGGGGTTTTCCAAGGAATTACGAGACTCAAACCAATTGCCAATTTTTTGTATGATATTAGCCATCATGCGGCCTTCTCTAGCGGCGGATTCTCAAGCGCAAAATTCAAACTAGCAAATTCGCTGTGTAGTTCAATAGCCTTAGCGTCGCGCACGTGCGCGGCTTCGATTGCCGTGGGGAAGGTGCCGAGGTGATGTCGTTCACCGTTGGCACAAATCTGCGCCTGATAACCTTTTTTGTTGCGACTAACGCCCGTGAAACCGCTGGTGTTGCGGCTTGAAGTTCCACGGTTTGCACAATTCTGAGCGTGTGTTGCGTTCCTTAAATTTGATCGCCGATTGTCGAGCGTATCTTCGCGATGTACGTGATCAACTTCAAAACCGGCGGGCGGGTTCATTATGGCATCGTGCATATAAAGACAGTGTTCCTTGTCGCCTGCTGTAACCGAGCGCGCAGCGTAAAAATGCCCAGAATGGTTTCTGATCACATACCACTTATACTGGTTCAACGTCTCATAGTCTTCGTCATCGACCAGCGCGACCTGGCCTTTAGTAAGTTCGATTGTTTTCATTTATGCTGCCTTCTGTCTGCTGTAGCTGCGGAAAATTCAATACCGCGAACTCACCGTGTAGTTCAAGAGCCTTGACATCGTATTTGTAAGCGGCTTCAACAGCCGTCGAGAAGGTACCCAGGTACTGTCGTACACCATTGACCTGGACTCTGGCTTGATAGCCAGTTCCGTGCAAGTGGACACCTTTGAATCCGGTGGTGCTATCTGACCGCAGGCCTTGGTTGCAGTTGTTCTGGCTTTTCGTAGCATTCCGCAGGTTTCCACGACGGTTATCCAAAGTGTCTGCGCGGCGCCGGTGGTCGACTTCGAAACCGACAGGTGGATTCATGATCTGATCATGCATCAGGATTGCCCGGCGCTTGCCGTTGGAGTCTGGGGCGGTAGTGCGCACCGCGTAATAGGTTCCTGTATCGGGGCTGAATTGCGCTTGCCACTTATGCGCGATCAACGCTTCGAAGTCTTCGTCATCGACCAAAGCGACTTGGCCCTGCGTGAGTTGCATTTCTTTCATAGTTGATATCTCAGATAAAAACCATCGGCTGATACGCTTGGACAGCGGGCCGGGCCAGGACTCTACTCAAACCTGTGATCAACGCCGCGGCACTATCGATCTTAGCGGAGCGGTCTGCGCCTTTTTGCGGCAAAAGATTGCCGTTCTTGTCTTCGAGTGCTACAACATTGCTCATCATCCAAGCCATGGCCTGGTTGCCGTCGTGGTGAATCCGGCCGTCTAACACCAGGGCTTCTAATTGCTTCATCGGCTCGCTGAGATAGCGCGGCGTCTGGGGCACTTCTACGATTGCTACACCCGTCTGGGTGTTGAACTGTTGGGTGAGGTGGGTCGCATTCCACGGGTCGTACGCGCACTCGACTACCCGAAACGCTTTCGAGTCTTCGACTAGGTCGTCGAGTATCCGGCTGTAATCGACAACGTTGCCTGGTGTCTCGATCAACTGCCCATCGGCAACCCATTTTTGATAGTGTTGATTCCCGGCTGCTTGAGTTTGAGCCTCAGGCAGGTAGAAACGGGGAAACACGTAGTAATGATCTTTGCCTTCGACTTTCTTGGTAAAGATCTTGACTTGCCCAGCGACGTCAATCTTGTTCGCAAGGTCTAAACTTACTATGCACTCTTGTCCTTTGAAGTTTTCTTCGTTCAGCGCAGTGTCAGCACACCGTAACCACGCTTCCATCGACATCCAACCACTTTTGACTGACGACCACAGATTCAGGTGTTTGCATTTCCATACATTCATCTTGCCCGAGTTGGATATAGCAATTTGTTGATCATGGCGTAGAGTCTTAGGATCAACGGAGATACCATAGTTCGGGTTAGCCATACGTAAGGCAGTTTCCGTAGTCCAATCCGTCCCAGCATCAATCGTATATATAATAGTGAACAATCGCGGGTCTTCTACAAACCCTTCCAATACCTTCTGGGCCTGATCCTGGAGTGCGTAGCAAGGTGACGCTAGATTAACCCCAGCAGTGGAAATGATAAATAGTAACGGCTGCTCTCGGGCCATCATGCCGGTTTTGAACGTGTCATAAAGGTCTGGAGTTATCCATTCGTGCGCTTCGTCTCCAATACCGCAGCTGGGAGATGCACCATCAGGCGGGCGGCCAATAACGGGAACAAACCGTGACCCTGATGGATTATGAATCAGGCTCATGGCGTTAACTTGAATTCCCAACGCAGCCGTCATCTCTGGGCTGCGGTCGCACATCTGCTTAGCTGTGCGCCAAACTTCCATCGACTGCGCTAAACTCGTAGCTCCATTAAGGATTTCGGCTCCCGCTTCACCATCACAGCACAACATAAACAACCCGATACCCGCAGCCAGCGTACTCTTTGCGTTCTTGCGGGGAACCATAACCAAAGCTTCGCGGAATCGACGCAGACCTGTATTTTTTTCCACCCACCCGAAAATCGATCCCAGAATAAACACCTGCCACGGTTCTAACTTGATTGACTCGCTGTGTTTGGCCCACTTACCGCGAACGTGCTTCAGGAGGGAAATAAACTTGCATACGTGCTCTACTTTGGCAGCATCAAATGTGTAGGGGTACTCAGAATGCTGAGATGATTCCAGATCGGTCAAATGGCGTTGGCAAGCCAGTCTTACCCAGCGACACGAGGGTATCTTACCATCTACGACATCGTGGGCGTACTGATTGGCGATTTCGCTGTAGTCTGGCATACTTGTTTACGTCGTTCCCATCAAAAACGAAACGTAAGCGCCCCGTCTTTGAGAGTTGTTTCTTGAGCTGTACTCTTTAAAATTTGAAGGAAATCCGAAAGAGGGATTGTGGTCGAGATACCTTCCTCGATTTCTCCATCCTTGACGTAGTAGCTACGCTCACTGCTCAATATCTGGCGGTGGTAACTGCGCATTCCGCTTTTAGGTAGCTGAGTGAGTACAGCCGCGTGGAACCGCTTAAGCGATTCAGGAACGATTACATATTCTGAAAGCTCGGTTAGCTCAATACCGTTGTTTGCTAACACCCGACCAACCCAGCGATCTTCTGCCCAATCGTCGGGTTCGGCTGTGGCGACTAATGAGAAGGCTTTCCGAGAAAGCCAGTACGCGCCGCCTTGTGCGTAATCGTTAATGCAAAGAGGTGCCGTGTAACGCCCGTCCAGGCTCCCTGAGTTGTGGGCTTTGCGGCGGACTCCGGCGTAGTCGTACGCAGTCACCGCTTGAAATAACTCGTGGTTAATGTACGTGTCGTCGTCAATTTTGAGCAGACGACTATAGCCGTGCTCAACCGCGTATCTACAAAGGGCGCGAACTTTCAGCGGCAATGAAAGGTAATCGTCTGGGACTCCGAGCCGTTCCCCATCGAACGCCTGGACGTCGAAACCCCGGGCGCGGAGTAGCGGAACCCACGTGTCTAGCTGGTCTTGCAGTTTTTCCCTGTATGCTGCGCACGTGACAATCGCGATTAATGTTTTTGTCATTGTTGGAACGTTGACCATTCACTTTTTGGGTCTTGTTGTTTTGGGACTGACACGCGACTGCGATCTGACGGAGTTAAGCCGAGTTTCGACATAAGACTCGCCAAAGTTGTGACTTCGGCGGGCATGATCGTGCAAGAACGCATCTTCGCCATCAACGTAACTGCCAGCTCAACCGACCAACGCTCTGCACGGGTCAGCCACCCCGGGGTAACTTGATTTGCTAGCTCCTTCCAAAGTTTCTTTTGTGCTGCGCTCATGTGTTTCGGGGCAGCGCCAAGCGCGCCTTTCGGTTTAGGCTCGTTCGCCCGCGCAGCACGGCGCTGGGGATCATGCGCAAAAGCACCGCTTCGCTCTAACTCTCCTGTTGATTTGCGTCGGGCAGGCATAATCCCTCCAAGTGGGTGCACACTATGCAGCCCAGAACGTCGAAAAACACTGTATGCAGCCCAGAACGTCGAAAAACACTGTTCTAACGTCGAAAAACACTGTATGCAGCCCATAAACGTCGAAAATAGTGTTCTCAGGAGCACCGCTAGAACCACTAAACATAGAAATACAAAGTACTTATCGTCTGTTGTAGATTATAATGAACTGCGGATGCAAAAAATAACTTGCGCGGTGTCGAAGGTACTTAGTTTTGAGCGATTTCGACCCCACCCTCCATGTAGAGGGTTAACTATGTCTTGACAACGTGTTGATAACGTTGGACTTAGTGGATACGACGCAGGCCATGTTCAGTTATTCCTGATGTTCATGAAACGTGAACAAGACGATGTGCTACGCCGTAAGCTCTTCTATTTTTCCTGCTATTACTAATGCTTCTATATTGAAACACCGACGAGACTTACCGATCAGGCGGTCATCGCGCATAATTTGATATTCGTTCTGACGCCAGCTATGAATGACCATATCGTTAGGGAATGCTGGCCAACTCAAAAAGAAGTGCGGGCGTAGCACGCGATATCGAGTCTCGCCTGTGGGGTTGAGAAATCGCTGGTGCAACTTCGTCATGCTGACGTTAGGCGGAATCTGCGTTAACACAGTGGCATCGTAGATATTGCCCGTAGTCTCGCCTGCGATCAGGTAGTCTGGGAGTTCCGTCAGTAGTACGCCGTGATTTGCCAACACACGGCCTATCCAGCGATCCTCTGCCCAATCGCCATCCGGCTCTGCTTCTGCGACGATACTGAAAGACCGTCGGCTCATCCAGTAGGCAGCACCTTGCGCGTAATCTATGGTGCATCGCGGTGTGATCTGTCTCCACGTAGGGTCGTTGTCGAGTACACCATTATTGTGCGCGAGGCGACGGACACCTGCGTAATCGGCGGTTACTGTCTCAAAGCAGTTTGCACAAATATACGAATCGTCGTCGATTTTCAGAATGTGTTCAACACCATGCTTTACCGCATATCGGCACAGTGCACGGACCTTGTAAGGCAAGTCTTCGTAAGCGTCAGAGACACCCAGGAACGCGCCGTCGAAGACCTTGACGTTGTAACCACGCTGTCTAAGTAGCGGCACCCAAGTTTCCAGTTGTCCCTGTAACCGCGCCTGTCTATATTTCTCGCAGGTGACGATTCCAACCAAGACGTTCTTCATAAGTAACGCCGCTTCCACTGCTCGTACCAGCAACCGTGTGAATACACAGCATCGACATCGGCCTTTGCCCAACGCCACATCTGAGCGAACAAGTGCGCGGCGTGGCAGCCTTCCGGTATAGCTGGGGCAGGGTCTGCGATGTAGTTCTGCCAGTAGTCATGATGGAAACAATGTAGAATGTCCGGAAATTTTGGCTCTACAAGCCCGAACTTCTCGTTGGTTTTGGAGTAAAGCGCGGGGCCAAGCTCGCCGTAATCCAAGGTCGTCCAGTCATGCTGGTGGCACTGGTCGATCATCCATGCTAGTACTTGGGATCCGGCTGGCGCCTTAATATATGCTTGGATGATGTGCTCTTGGGTAAGATCGTCAAAGGGCCGTAACATAATGGTGTCTAGATCAACCCAGTAGTTGCCCTTTTTAAAAATGAGGTGGTACCGGAAAATGTCGCTGAACTGAGCTAGATACTGAAACTGATCGGCGATGAGCGGCATTATCTCGCGAGCGTCTAAAACTGTGGTACCTTCTGGAATTCCTTCAACAGGACCGTAAGTGTACAAATGAAACTCGTAGCCGTGCGCTAAATAGGAACTGATTGACAGTCGCTCCATCGTACTCAGACGGTTGCCTATCCAAAGAGATTGTATAATAGGTTTCATTGACCGTTAATCCGCCAGACTCCTAAACTTTTTGCATAATCAGGAAAGCCCCACTCTGTTCCCGTGCCACTCTCCAAGATCAGATGTTGCGGGCGGCCCAAATTGTATGGATATAGTTCCAAGTTTGTTTTTCTCCACGGGCAGCCCTCAGTCGGAACTTCGACATTATCTAAACAATCGAGATAAGTGGTTGCCACAAGATACTTCGCACCAGACCGTTTGAAATTAGCGATTGCTTTGACACCCTGCTCAAGCGACAGGTGAACTAAGCAATCTCTACACAAAATCGCGTCAGCGTGGGGCAGCTTATCAAGAACGATGTCGCCCACCAGAAACCTTCCGAATTGGCTGTGTAGTTTGTTGTTGATTTCAATTCGTTCTGGGTTTAAATCCAAACCGGTGTAGGAAAACCCGGAAGGTAACGTGATATTTTGCATCCAGTGAAGGTCGCCACAAGGCGAGTCCAGAAGACTTTTAACGCCCAGGGCGCTTATCAGCGGCGGCAACAGAGCGCGTATGGCTACCGTCGAACTCAAACGTGAGCCGGGGCCCGATTCCGAGTAGTCCGTGTCGGGTTTTTGCATCGAGTTTTTCATTGCGAATTCTCGTTCGCGGTCTTGACTTTGTGACAAACGTGGCAAAGTCCTTGCAGGTTGCTCGGGTCGTCGCTTCCGCCGCGTATCTTTAATGGTTCTCACTGTTAGTCAGCAATAAGTGATGCCTGCGCTCACATTTCCAATCAAGCTCTTTGAACCCCCATAAAGTATCGCTATTTCCGCATAGGTCATATTAGGCAACAATTGCTTAATCTCACCTACTTGCTGCACGTTTAGCATCCTTCTGTCCCAATTAGGTCCTGTAGTCGGCGTCCCAACACGTGACCTGCTCGTACGACCTGCTATAGCTCGCCGTATGTTACCAAAAGATGAGATTTCATAAATCCCATAACAATCAGGCAATCGAATTAGTTTCCAATCTTCCATCATGTCCTATTCATACTGTTAGTTATTGCCTTGTGACACACTGCACATAATGAAATTAAATTGCTAATGTCATCCGTGCCGCCCTGAATGCGCGCAATTACGTGGTGAACGTCCGTTGCTAGCCTGTAACAACCGTCCGTTTGGCAGATGCCCCGATCTCTTGCTAAGACTTGTCTGCACAATTTCTTCCAGACCCATCCATAGTTCCTAGCGGCGGGTGTTTCACTTTTCTCGTGCTTCCACGCGTCGCGCCTGTGGTCGTCACAGCGGTCGCCAGTGCTGCTGATCAAAACTTGGCAACCCGGTTTGCTGCAGACTTTTTGGCTAGCTTGCGGCATCTTTGTAGCCTTGGGAAGGACGGCGTGCCTCGCTGTTTCGCTGTAGACGACGAGCTCCCGGCGGTGCAGCCTTGCGCTGCTAGGGGATTGCCGAGCTCGAATCGTTTTTAGTCGACACGCCGTCCTAGAACCGGACGCAGTTGGAGCTGCGGTGCCCGGCTCAAAAAAATATGAGCCCCTGTCGAATTTAAATCGCCAGAGGCCCGGTTGCAGGGCTTTACCTGCTCGCGCGCCCGGGAATGTCGGTTAAAAACCGCGCACCTAAACTTTCAATTGTTAGGCTGCCGGGCGACAAATTGTGGAACTTTTTGTAATGCAAAAGATCAGCTAGCGGCCTTGTGGAAGAGGTCGCTAGCTGCGTAGCATGCCAATGGGAGCATGAAACTTGGTGGGTTCGCTGGGGAGCGTGTCTCTGCTCGACCTAGCTCAAAACGGCGTATGCACAGTGTGCAGCTTCGTAGAAGGATTATTTCCCCCCTCATAGATACACGCTGGATGTCTAGTGCCTGGGCTAGGAACGGTGCCCCTTTTCCTTGTAAGTTGTTCAAAACAAACGTGAAAATAAATTTTGGATTTTGCTTGCCCAACTGCCCAGTTCTGTGGTACACTGTATACAGTGGGTAAAATTAGGAAAGGGCCTGTCAGCAAAGAATCCGTCAGGAAAATCAAATCCAAACAAAAGGTAATTTTCATGCATTTGCTAAAAAGAAAGGAGTTCCCCATCGTGCAGGCGACGCTGGGGGAAGGCTACATCCCGCAAGTACACAAAATTCGACACCAAAAGAAGCAAGCAGCGGCGCCAAAATGGGCGCTGGACGACAAAACTTTGTGGCAACGACTAATAACGCCGGCGCAGGCGAAGCAGTTTACTATTGCGCAACTTTACTGGCAACTTGGTTGGACGGCCAAGGAAATCGCAGAGCGGCTCGGAACAACGCAAAGGACTGTTGAGCAGAGCATACACGAGCTGCGCTACAGGCCATGCCTGATGCCCCGCAGTGAGCCCCGAATCGTGCCTGACGCCGCCGACGCGTTCTAACCCCCTTAGCGCCCCACGGCGAGGCATTGTACAGAAAGTCGTTGACAACGTCGGGACGAAGTTGCTACACTGTTTGTGTCGCTTAAGAGATTGAGCGTCACTCAACTTACACGATGGTGGGCTACGGTTCTTTTCCTTTCCTTTCGGACCGTAGCCTTTCCATTTTAGCTGTTGACTTCGGTTGCGAAAACTGCTACACTGTTTGTGTCGGGTTGCGAAAGCGCCTGATCCTTAACTTGCTGTCTGGACCGTGGCCATTCAAGATCAGATCACGGTCCTTACCTTTTAAAGGGATGACCTGCATAAAATGCAGGTGACAACAAATAAAGTTCGGTGTTCAAGCAACTTTTGCACAGACCTGGTGTTTATATAAATAGGGCCGCATTGTCGGCTCTTAACGTAAAGTATCGCAATGCGATTAGGGGTTAAGAATGACGGGAAAAAAAGTCTCAAAACAGCAAGTACAGATAATGGCGGTGTTTGCTGCCGAACCGCTTCAGTGGTTCACGGTGAGTCAAATTGTCACAAAAACAGAAGTAAGCATCAACTCGTGCCAGCCGCTAATGTTTAAACTCACGGAATTAAAGCTGCTTCAGCGAGTAGAAGGGGTTGTTGGGTATCGCTACCGGCTGTCACCCACGGCGAAGGATCAGTCGTACTGGGATAGGGTGCAGGAAGCTCGAATTGTTATGGGAATTCCTGAGAAGCCAACATCGCCTTTGTGGGAAAGGGATAGCCTGCATAAAATGCAGGTGGAATAGCACCAAAGTGGGAGTGAGAAAATGTCAAAAGAAAAAATGAGTTTACCGCTTCAAAGGCTGGAAATTTTTCGGCTTTGGGGGATGGGATTAAATTCTCGAGAAATCGCTGAAACGATGTCCTGTCGTCGAGGAATGCCCGAAACAGCGGGCGCGGTACAGAAAATCGTTTTAGACATCCTAAATACGTACAAAGGATCCCTCAAATCGCTTTTGAGCCTTGCTAGGGCCTTGGCAAGCCCTTTCCCTTTCCTCTCGGACCGCGACCTTGCGATTTTAGATGCATGGATGCATGAGCTGCCACTAGCTCCGGAGGAGGAGGAGGAGGAGGTTGGAAGTGCAAATCAACCTTGAAAAAAAGAGTGGCCAGCGCCTTCGCTTCCGAGCCGTTGCGAGAAAATTCGGGTACTGGCCACTCTGGGAGTTCTTTCAAAGGGAGCACGTGTGGTTAGAGGAGATCGTTTGCCTCAGGGATGGTACTCCAATCGCCAGTCAAATACTCAAGTGCGGCTCTCGTGCGAAGTGGGCCGCGAGCCTTAGAACCAACACAGTATTTGAGTTCGATGCCCGAATTAGTTCGAAGGTTTGCTTCGACCACGAGGAAGTGGTCCTAAAGCGCCCGAACAAGGTCGTCATCATTTCGGAAGACCCGCCAGGAGACGCGGGCCTCACCAAAGTACGAATGGAGGAAGAAGTTCCGGGGCGTGTAGCTCAATCGTGAGTGACTGATCAAGACTTGTCACTTCTGCCCTCACCTACCCGCGAATGCACGAGAACCCAGAACCCAGAACCTATAGGAAGAGTCAGATGAAATTTTATATATATTTATTACAAGTATGGATGGGTTCTGGGTTCTGGGTTCTCGTGCTTGTGAGGGTAGGAGGATTGAAACTTGTAAGAGAAATCCCTTAAGTAAGAGGATATCTGTAGACAAGTGCAAGAGGATATCTGTAGACGAACCAATGGGCAGAAAGACGAGTTTTGACAGTGTACAACTGCTGAAGCACACGCCCCGGAACCTTTTGTATCTAATAACAAACAAACAGTTTAAAGGAAAATTTTGTGGAAAATAAAACAATTATATTTACGGCACCATACTCAACGTTTCACGATGGTGAGCCGGTGCGAATTCCCTACGTCGTAGATGGGCTGCTCACTCAAGGCGGTTTCAGCGCGTTGGCGGGAAAGCCCAAGCATGGCAAAAGCAGTCTCGCACGTTGTGAGGCCGTCTGTGTGGCCAAGGGCAGCACGTTTCTTGGGCGCGCCACAGAGAAGGGTGAGGTTATCTTGGCGTCTTTGGAAGACCCATTGAATCACACAGATAACTGCTTGCGCGTCTTAGATTACGATCCTAAACTCGATGCCAAAATTCATATTACTAATAGATTGCCGCTGTCTATCGAGGACACGGTTGAATCTTTGGGAGATGTCCTTTCCAAGAGTCCCGATGTCCGATTGGTTATCATCGATACTTTAGCCAAGGCCATAAGGGTAAGGGACTTAAACGAATACATGGTGACACTCGCGGCTGTGGAGCAGCTTCGAGAGTTAGCTAGAAGTTTTCCGCGCGTTCACGTGCAAGGTCTCGTCCACTGCAAAAAAGTTGCGGCAGATGACCCGTTTGATGGGATTCTGGGGAGCACGGCTCTTCGGGGTGAGCCGGACACCAACGTCGTTCTTTTTGACCAATCAGGACAGCGTGTGATTGAAACAGAAACACGCATTGGCAGAAACATTCCAGCAACGATTCTCAAGGCAGAATTGGTAGAAAGTGCGGGGGCCGATGTGGTAAGGAACTTTTCGTTAGGCAGTACATTTAGCCAATGGGAAAAAGAGAAGCCGACTAAAGAAAATGCGCGAGCGATTAACTACGAGCAGTGCATTATCGACTTTTTACAGCAAAACGGTTTCAATGCCACTCAGGAGGAAGTGTTGGTCGGGGTTCGGGGTAATCGTGCAAGTTTATTAGAAGCAATAGCTTGCCTTTCAACAAACGGTGTGCTTCTGAAAGCAGGAACCAAAAACTCGAAGAGTGATCCGACACGGCTGTTTCTGAGCCAAGTTGGAAAAGTGACAAATAACTTCATTAACAATTGGTCAAGAGCAGCGGAAGTGGGTGACTAATGCCAAGGGAGTTCTACTATAAGTTCCCCATCACGGACATTACGAGCGATCAGGCTAAGATTCTGGCTACGTGGTACCGCGATATTCAGATTCAGGTCATCAAGGGCAAGTACAAGAAACCTAAAAAACCTAAATTTCAAAAGAACTCGTTGCAAAATTACGAATATATTTTGCAGTCTTTACTGGACCAAAAGTGCGGCGGGGATATGGAGTTGCTCCAGCGAATCATCTTATTTGGAGCCAACAGTTTAGTTTATCGGGGAAAAGTGAGCCGCGGACCTCATGCACTTCGGAAGTCGTGGAAGTCGGTGCGGGCCAACTTTGACGCAGCACAGGCAGCGGCTAGGGCAGCTAGGGCAGCAACAGACGCAGCAGAGGCGGTGATTCCGCCAAAGGAAGAGGTGTTGAAGATCAATGCAGCAGCAAGTTAACGTCGATGCGGTCGTGAGGCCAGTTGGCCCGCGTCCGCTGCCCCTCGGTGGGGTCGAATTTGAAAATCAAACACGGATGTTGTACACACGTCAGGAATCCGCCCGTCAGCTTTCACTGAGCGTTCGGAGTCTTGACTATCTTATCGGAAGCAAGCAATTGACTGCCCGGCGCGTAGGCAAGCGTGTTCTCATAACTCACGGCGAGCTGGTGCGATTCTCGCGGGGAGATCACCCGGACGCAGTACGGACGCAGTAATGAAACAGCCGGGCTCTCCGCTCGGCTTTTTCTTTGCGGTATAATCCCAGCGATGCCAAGAAAACAAGCCAAGGTTCGCGGCGTCTTCGAACGTCCCGAAGGTTCTGGTATTTGGTGGATTCACTACCACGATGCCGACGGCAAGCGCCGCCGGGAGAAAGTCGGCCGCAAGGGCGACGCTATCGACCTCTATCGCAAACGCAAAAGCGATGCACGTTCGGGGATCAAGTTGCCTACGAATCTGCGCGCCAAGGGGATCAGATTCAAGGAACTTGCTGTGAGCATCCTGACTTTCAGCGCCATTCACCACAAAGACCGGCGCAACGTGAAGTCCCGGGTCAAGCAGCTCTTGCCTGACTTCGGCGAACGAGTTGCCGAGAACATCAAGCCAGCCGATATTGACAACTGGCTCGCTGCGAACACAAACACTCCTGGGACGGCCAACCGTTACCGGGCGCTGTTCAGCCTGATCTTCCGTGAGGCGCTGCGCAACGGGAAAGTCTCATCGAATCCTGCCCGGCTGGTGCGGCAGCGTCACGAAAATAGCCGCATCCGGTATTTGAAAGCCGACGAAGAGCAGCATCTTCGGGCCGCAATCGAGCCGGAGCACCTACCGGAGCTGACCATCGCCCTAGGCACTGGCATGCGTCTCTCGGAGCAATTCGGCCTGACCTGGAAGCAGGTAGACTTCGAGCGTAACGAGATTCACCTTCCCGAAACGAAAAACGGCGACGCCCGCGATGTACCGATGAATTCGGGCGTCGTAGCGGCGTTCAAGGAGTTGAAAGACGGCGCCGGATCCGTAAAGGGCACCGACCGAGTATTCCTGATCAACAATCCTCGGAAGTGGTTTGAGACTGCCCGCGACCGAGCCGGGCTCCAGGACTACCGCTGGCACGACAACCGACACGACTTCTGCTCGAAGATGGCAATGGCTGGGGTTGGATTGAAAACGATTCAGATGATCGCTGGACACAAGACGCTTGCCATCACGGCACGCTACGCACATTTGGCTCCGAGCACTTTGCACGCAGCAGTTGAACTGATTACCCAAGCGGTGCCAACAGCCACCTCTACAACCACCAGACGAAAAGTGAAGAAAGCTGCTGTGGCAAATAAGCCACAGCGGAAGTTATAAACAGTCTGTTATCTATAAGTTATGGTGCCGGGAGGGGGAATCGAACCCCCACAACCCTTTCGGGTCTGCGGATTTTAAGTCCGCTGCGTCTGCCAGTTTCGCCATCCCGGCCTTGGTGCTAAGCAACTGAGGTAGTACTCGCTGTTGCAAAAGTTCAGTATCCAGCAAAGCAGTCATCCCGGTTGGACCATCGGCTGCTCTGTCCGAAGAGATTCCAAGAGGTTCACAGGGTTTCGCCGTTCGCGCGCGCCAGAGCACCCTCAGTTTGACACAGCCGCTGCACTGCCGCCAACCGCGGCTGCAACCGCGTTGGGAAAATTGCGGGTCCTAGCTCAACTCGGCGCAGGCGCGATGGATACGCGCGCAGGCTTGCTCCAGCAACTCCATCGAAGTTGCGATCGAGATGCGGACATAGGGCGACAGGTTATAAGCCGATCCCTGAACGACGGCCACGTCGGCGCAATCGAGCAGGTACATCGCAAAATCCTGGTCGTTCTCGAGGCGGCGCCCGTCAGGACGGCGCTTGCCGATCACTCCGCTGCAATCCGGATACAGATAGAACGCACCTTCAGGCTTGTGGCAGCTCAACCCGGGCACTTGGTTCAGCAAATCAAGCACGCGGTCGCGGCGTTGCTGGAAAGCGGCTGCACGCTCTGGGATGAAGTCCTGCGGGCCGTTGAGCGCCACAACGGCGGCAGCTTGGCTGATTGAACATGGATTCGTGGTGCTCTGACCCTGCAACTTGGCAATCGCTTTGATGAGGGCGCGCGGACCGCCGGCGTAGCCGATCCGCCATCCCGGCATGGCGTAAGCTTTCGAGACCCCGTTCACGGTTAATGTCCGCTCGTACAGCTCCGGTTCAACCTGGGCGGGCGTGAAGAACTGGCGGCCATCAAACAGGATATGCTCGTAGATGTCGTCGGCGAGCACATGGACCTGCGGGTGACGCAGCAAAACCTCGGTCAGAGATTTCAACTCATTGCGGCTGTAAACCGCGCCAGTCGGATTACACGGCGAGTTGAGAATGATCCATTTCGTCCGGGACGTGATTGCCGCATCGAGTTGTTCGGCTCTGAGCTTAAAACCTTGGGTCTGAGGACAGGGGACCACTATGGGCACGCCCTCGGCAAGCAGCGTGATATCCGTATAAGAAACCCAGTGTGGAGCGGGGATCACGACCTCGTCGCCCGGTGCCAAGGTTGCCATCATGGCATTGAAGATGACCTGCTTGGCCCCGGTGCCCACGGTAATCTGATCCGGTTTGTATTCAAGTCCGTTCTCGCGCTTGAATTTGCCGATGATCGCCTGCTTCAGCTCGGGAGTGCCGTCCACCGTGGTATAACGCGTCTGACCGCGATTGATAGCCTCAATGGCGCCTTGGCAAATGTGGG